TGATGATGGTAATGCGAATCATGTAGCAGCAGTACAATGGTTAGAGGATAACCTCCCTGCTGAGTTCATGGATGACTCAGAAACAGAATGGATTGGAATTTTTAGAACTAAACCACCCACACCAGCAGTTCTTAATGTTCCATATTTTAATCAAGTAGACAACTATAGAGACGCACACAGAACTTGTAACAGTTCATCTTGTGCTATGTGCCTTGCTTTCTTAAAGCCAGGTTCAATCAAGGGCGATGATGAATATGTCAAAAAGGTTTTCGCCATTGGTGACACAACTGATCATGCTGTTCAGACAAAAGTTCTGGCAGGCTATGGAGTTAAGTCACACTTTAGTTACAATCTTTCTTTTGCTGACGTTGATAAGAGTCTTGATGCTGGGAAACCTGTTGTTATTGGTATCCTGCATAGGGGTTCTTTATCTGCACCTACTGGTGGGCACATGTGTGTTGTGATTGGTAAGACTCCAGATGGCAAAGGATATTATGTTAATGATCCATATGGTTCTCTCAATGATAACTATACTGGTCCTGTGACAAATGGTAAGAAAACCATTTATACAAAAGCAGTTCTCAAGCATCGTTGGTGTCCAGGTGGCAACGATGGTTGGGGTAGAATTTTCGATTGAGGAGAACAACAATGGCAAGAATCGATTTACACAACTTCTTCAAATTCTATGATGAGAAGAACCCTAACCATGTGAAGGCAGTTCAGTGGTTGGAAGATAATCTACCAGTCAAGTATCTAGAAGATAATGTTGATTGGGCGGAGATTTACAGAGGAAAAAAGGGTAATGCTGCACCAGCCCCTGCTGCTGCAGCTTCTGCTCCTGTAGTTGGTGGTGATGATGTCCCACAGATGGGCATCAAATTGGTGAAAGAGTTTGAAGGATGTAGATTAAATGCATATCCAGATCCTCTTTCTGGTGGTCTCCCAATTACAATTGGTTGGGGTTCCACTAGAGATAAGAATGGTAAACCATTCCAGATGGGTGATAAGATTACTCAAGCAGAAGCAGATGAGCTACTGATTGAAGAAGCGAAGCATCACTTCCTCCCAGCACTTCGTAAGATTCCACATTGGAATGAAATGTCTGATGGCAAAAGAGGTGCCCTACTTTCTTTTGCTTATAATTTGGGCGCTGGTTTTTATGGTGGTGATAATTTTAATACTATCACTCGTGTTCTAAAAAATAAAGAATGGGATAAGGTGCCTGATGCCTTATATCTCTACAGAAATCCTGGTTCAAATGTGGAAGCAGGACTAGCTCGTAGAAGAAAAGCTGAAGGTGAGGCTTGGAAAAAAGGTTAATCACATTCAACAAGGACAATGGCAGAACAACCACAAAAGAAAAAGGAACATTGTATGAGCACTATTGTTAGAATTACTGTACTGAGTTGGAGTGCTGCTCTACTTACAGCATCATATGCTGGTCTACTCGCTAAGATGGACCCAACATTCATTGCTACTGTATTTACAGCTGCTGCTGCTACCTTTGGAGTTGACACTCTAAAGAAAGGAGATGACAAGGATGGAGATCAACCTCGTAGGGAACCTGAAATCACATCAGTTGAACCAACTCCAGAACCAGAACCACCAGCAGATATCACAACAGCAGATACCTCAACAGCAGGTTGTCCAAACTGTGATCCAGGGGATACCCCAGACTACAGTAGAGCGTCTACCCGCTCAGAAGTTTGAGGTTCCTGTAACACAAGGTCTGGCACTTCCTGTATTCAGGGTGCCAGACCCATCCATTAAGTATCCTGTGATTAGTGTGCCTACACAGGAAGAGTTTGATGCCGCTGTAAGAGCAGATAAAGAAAAACAATCAGAAGAACCAGAAAAAACAAGGGGACTTCCAGATCCTACCCCTACCCCTCAACTGCCTCAGATTGCTCAACCCCCCCTGACTCAAACTCCCATTGCTGAAATACCAGCAGATAAACCTTCACCAGCATTAACAGTCTTTGGAACCAATATTAATTTACCTGATCCTTCTATTGTTGCTACGGCTGGTGCTGTAGCAGTTGTAACTACTGCTGCTACTGTAGCATCAACAGCAGTATTCAATGCATTAAAAAATGCTGCTGAACCTTTGATTAAGGAAGCAACAAAAAATAAATTTAAAATTAAAATCAAACAAGTTAAACCTGTTCTGCACTATGTAATGGCAGAATCTGGACATATTGATATATTTGAGTACTCTACTGAAGGAACTCGATTGGTGGCACAAACAGATAATGTGGAGCAATATATTAGAGATCAGATAGAACAGAATTCTCTTTATGAACTTGAGAATAAAGTTATTATAGATGAACCAATTAAATCTAAGTTTACTAAAGAGGGTCAAGATAGGTTTAAATCTCTTTATGCTCAACCAAGAAAGATTGCCAAGAAACTTAGTGCTAGGTTGTCAATCTAAGTCTAGTTGAGAAAATGCCCAAGTAATAATTGTAACTGGCAACCAAGCAAATAGATTATAAAGTATATCTAAAAATAAATTATCAAATTTAGAAGTTTTCTTTTGTCTGTTTTTTTCTTCCTGTATATCCGACTCTGATGATACTGCCTGAGTCATGATAATGTTGTAATTTGATCATTAATATTTAATGATTTTCAAATATCTTTCTTCCTCTTCGTGCTGGTCTCCTAATAAATCTTATAATTTCTGGAGGTAGTTTTTTGGGGAGGGGTCTTCTGTTCTCCAGCATGACCCCATCATTTGTAAATAATCTGAACAAAATTAATAGTTCAACTATTAGCTTTTGCATTTCTCCTTTGTTCTAGTAGCTCAAAGTCTTTTTTCTTTGTTCCACCATCATATTCCCAAGCATATCCTTCAGCAATCATACGATCATTAAGACATACACCATCAGCAAATAACCTTCCAAGAATTCTGCCATATTTTTCTGTGCTATCTGGTAGTTCTGTTTTAACTAATATTTCTTTCTTTCCTTCAAGATTCTTTTTAAGCCATTCTTTAACTTCAAGACCAAGTGCTTTTTCTCTGAGATCAGTTGTTCTGCTCTCTGGGGTATCGATACCAGCAAGACGAATTCGCTTAGTAAGGGAGATATCAAAACCAAGGTCAATGTCAGCATCAATAGTGTCGCCATCTACAACCTTGTGAACGGATCTTATTCTGTAGATATAGGGATCTTTATCAGCCATTAGAATGGTAATTTAAACTTCTCAGTATTTAGTTTAGGAATAGGTAGTTTTTCAAATGCTTTGGTGACTTGCTTCTCTACAACAGCACCAACAAATTCCTCTGGATTGTCTAGAATTTTTTGTGCTTTTTGATAAGTTACATAAGCACCATAACAAAGTGCCCCACTAATGGTGAGACTTGTGATTGATAGAATCAGACTCAGATGTTTCATCTTTCATCTCCAAATATGCTAACCTTAATATGTAGTAAATTACATATGCTGTAAATATTAATCCAATACCTAGTATGGTTATTACTCCCCAAGGCAATTGACTCATTGTACTTTTTCCAAAATCAATTCATATAGACCAGCAACATCTGCAGATTTAATTGCTTCTTTTTTAGTATTGAATTTTTTTGCTTTTGATCTATCTGGAGTCCATTTTGTATCTTCTTCAAAATACAAAACTTCATTCATGAAAGCAACTCTTTTTACAATAAACATTTTTTATTTTTATTTAGATCCTGGATATCTAACTACAACATCAGAACAAACTTTTGCATATGGTGAGTCTGGATGAAATGTTATTCCACTCTTAATCGCTTCACCACACTTAAGTAATCTAACTAATTCAAAGTCAAGTCTTGCTTTTGCTGCTTCTGCATCTTGTCTTTTGATTTCTGTTCTTACTCTTTCTTTACAAAGTTCTTGTAAAGATCCATCTAAGGGGACATTGAATCCCATACTTACACCAAAATTTCCATTATGAGATTGATAAGTTTCTGGATCTTTACTCCCATTAAAATTTCCAAGAGCAAAAGGAGAAAGACTCATTGTTGCCCCCTGACAGCTAACTCCTCCACCATATGTGTTTACTGCAAATGGTCCTTGTAAAACTTGGACAGCTTGGTTAGTAACATTGCCAGTGGCAGAAGCAGAAGGACCTGCTATGTTTGTATTGGATGGTGCTTGTTGTGCCATTGCTGGCAACATCATTGAGTAAAGACAGACACAGAGTTTGTAACAGAATTTGATTCTGTGCTTCGATCTATCCATGTTTCTTTTGCCACTCCAGGACCTAGATAAGTTTCACTGAACTGGAATGGAGCACCTTGAGTTTGGATGGTGTAATTTGCTCCAGGGGCTGGAGTGCCAGGAATGTTTATATTAGTTCCAGTTACAGTATAAGATGTGCCAGTTGTATATTCAACTTGACGAATAGTTTCTACTATTTTTGTGGTGGTTTCTGTGGTTGCTGTAATAGTTCCTCTGGTGAAATTAGGAACTACTTGCTCTGCATAACAGGGAGATATAAATCCAGCTGCAACCAGCAGAACTGGAATTATATTTCTCATTTAAATACGCTCAGTTCAATAGATCTCTGTGCAGTTGCAGAAGTTCCAGCTCCACCAGCAGTGACAGTAGGAACTCCTGTGCTTGAGAGTGATCCTGCAAGAGAACCTTTATCTCCACCTGTTTGAGTTACACTATCGCCATAGAGATTAGGAGAAGCAATAACACCACTTGTTACTGCTTGATTTGTTACAACTGAGTCTGCAGCATTGAAACTTTCTGAGAAAGAAAATGCTTGACCTGAATTATTAATATCATACGTTCCTGATCCACTTACACCACCAAATGATGTAGACTGGATATTAGTACCTGAAACTGAATAAGAAGAACCAATTCTTGTTGACTGAACTGCAGCACCATCAACTTTCAATTGGACGGAATCAGTAATTCTTGATGTAATTTCAGCAGCATTAACTGGAATAGCAAAGAATAACGAAAAGGCTAATAGGAGTCTTTTCATCTTTCTTTTTTGTGATAAACACTACTTTTATTTATTCATCCCACCCTTCTTGTTTGTGTATCCAAACCTTTAATCCTTTTACATATTTTCTTAATATATTTGCTTGCTCTTCATGCCAAGAATCGCCAGTTTCCATCCACAATCTTGTGTGGTTATCTATGGCTTTGAGTATTTGATGGATGGGAGCATTCCAACACTCCCTCTTTGGAGTGTTCCATTCTCTTGGCATGGGATGGTTATTGATTGAATATTATTATACGCAAAATATTCTAATTGACATTGCCCAGGACTTACTTCAGAATACCCAACAATCATGAAGGCAATGAATTCAATCATTTTTTCTTACCGCCATTCTTTGCTTTTTTGGCAGTAGCATTTCCAGAATTCTGTTTTTTATTATTAGCAGATCCACCAGAACCCTTCTTGCCTTTATTAGCAGACTTTGCCATTAGAAGTACTTATTCTACTCATATATTTAGATGCTTGACAGGCATTGTTACATGTGGTATGATAAATACAACAACAAGTTAAGGAATGTAACAGATCCTTAATATTTGTTCTTCTCAAACCGGGATCAAGAGAAGTAAAGCATCCCTCATCTTACCTTCACTTGAGGGTAGTGAAGGAAATCAGTAAACGAGTAATCCCTATACTCATACTTATTTCTTTTTTAAAGTAAAATGACTGCTACAATCGCTCAAAGACAATCTACTATTAATCCCTGGGAACAGTTTTGCCAGTGGGTTACTTCAACGGACAACCGCCTTTATGTTGGTTGGTTTGGTGTACTGATGATTCCTTGCTTGCTAGCTGCAACAACTTGTTTCATCATTGCATTCATTGGTGCTCCTCCTGTGGACATCGATGGCATTCGTGAACCTGTCTCTGGTTCACTTATGTGGGGAAACAACATCATCTCAGGTGCTGTAGTTCCTTCAAGCAACGCCATTGGCTTGCACTTCTATCCCATTTGGGAAGCAGCTTCTCTTGATGAGTGGCTATATAACGGTGGACCATTTCAACTGGTTGTATTCCATTTTCTGATTGGTATCTATGCCTACATGGGTCGTGAGTGGGAACTCTCTTACAGACTGGGTATGCGTCCTTGGATTTGTGTTGCCTACTCTGCACCCGTTGCTGCTGCTAGCGCAGTGTTTCTGGTCTATCCCTTTGGTCAAGGATCCTTCTCTGATGCAATGCCTCTGGGGATTTCAGGAACTTTCAACTACATGCTTGTTTTCCAGGCAGAACACAACATTCTTATGCACCCTTTCCATATGCTGGGAGTTGCTGGTGTCTTCGGTGGTTCTCTTTTCTCTGCTATGCATGGATCTCTTGTCACCTCTTCTCTCGTCCGTGAGACGACAGAAACTGAGTCACAAAACTATGGTTACAAGTTTGGACAAGAAGAAGAGACATACAACATCGTAGCTGCTCATGGTTATTTTGGTCGCCTTATTTTCCAATATGCTTCCTTCAATAACTCTCGTTCACTGCACTTTTTCCTTGCTGCTTGGCCTGTAGTTGGTATCTGGTTTGCTGCTCTTGGTGTTAGCACCATGGCATTTAATCTGAATGGATTCAACTTCAACCAGTCATTGATTGATAGTCAGAATCGTGTCATTCCTACTTGGGCAGACATCCTCAATCGTGCTAACCTTGGTTTTGAGGTAATGCATGAGCGCAATGCTCACAACTTCCCTCTTGACCTTGCTGCTGCTGAAGTAACTCCTGTTGCTCTCACTGCACCTGCAATTGGTTGATAGATAATATAAACCTACTCAATCTGGGGGTGGAAACACCCCCTTTTTAGTCGATATGATTACTTCAGAAACACCTTATAAATTAGCAGAAATAATTAGGGATACTTGGCCTGGACTTTACATGATTCCTAAAAGGGACTATACTGACAAAAAAGATGATGGCAATGAACGAGTATTGGATAGTAACAAACAATAGAACTGGCAAAGTTATTTGTCATTGTGCAGATATTAATGATGCAATCATGATGGTTTCTTTTGATCCATCAAATAGATCTTATAGTAGACACAGATTTATTATGGATCAAGTCATTGATGTTAAATCAACTACAGATAAACAACTTCCAGGACAGATTGGATTGCCTGAGGGGCAAGTGAGTCAATTAAATTCATATAAAGAAAAACTTCCAGAAGCAGAAGGGCAACCAGTTTTGGTTTAATACATAGTACAGATAGTATGGATACTCAATGAAAGTATGTCATGTAGTTTTCTCTACTAATAGAGTAGAGTTCCTTAAGAAAACATTTGAAGCAAATAAAAAGTTTGATTTTAGTGGAGTGGATGTTCATCATCTTTTCATAGATGATTATCCAACAGGAAGAGACAATGATTCTCTAGCAGAGTTTGTCATTTCTAATGGATATAATGAAATTATTTTTCATGAGCAGAACAAAGGAATAACAAAAACTTGGCAAGAATTATTTGATTTAGTTAAAGAAAGAGACTATGATTATATTCTCCATCATGAGGATGATGTAGAACTAATGTATCCTTTGAAGGTTTTAGATTTAATTGAATTACTTCAGCAAGATAATACATTATCTCAAATTCAACTAAAAAGAAATAATTGGTACAATCATGAAACTGAAGAGATTGGACCAAAAGAAGATGATGTAATATTTAAAAATTATAGGTATGAAAAAGCAACTCCATACTTTTGGATGCTCATGTCTTTGTATCCAGCATGGATTGCAAAAGAACCAATCCTAGAAGAGACAGGATATAATCCATCAGAGTCTGTCATTGCACAGTATCTTGCTGGAAAGTATGGACTTGGAGCAGGTTTACTCAAGACTTCTAGTGGTGGTATGATGGTAAATCATATAGGAGAATATTTTCATGGCAAAAGAGTTTCTGAAGGAGAGCCTGGATGGGATGGATTCCAATATATTGATCCTAATGTGAAGTATTGTTCAAGGACTGGAGCAGTTATAGAATGAAAGTTAATTTAATTGTTGCTGATGATTTTTATGATGACGCAGATTCTGTACGACAGTTAGCACTGTCTCAAGAATTTTCTGTGAGAGGAAATTATCCTGGACTGAGAACAAAATCATTTTTAAATGATAGTCAAAAGGAAGTTATTAATGCACTAGTATCTCATGCTGCTGGTGGAGTTACTGATTGGCTTCTTGATTCTAATGGAGATGGGTATACTGGTGCTTTCCAATTGTGTACTGCAATGGATAGAACTTGGATTCATTCTGATTATAACAATATGTGGGCTGGTGTTTGCTACCTAACTCCCAATGCTCCTGTCAGTGGAGGAACTGCTCTTTATATGCATAAAGATTCTGGAGAAAGAAAGTCCTCTGGCAATATGGATCATGGAGAAGATGCATATGATTATACAAAATGGGAAGTGGTTGATAGAATAGGTAATATCTACAACAGATTAATTCTATATCCTGGAAATCTATATCATGCATCTATTGATTACTTTGGTTCAGATTTAAACTCAGGAAGACTTTTCCAAACATTTTTCTTTAATACTAGATACTGATGAAGGTTCCTTTTGATCATTGGGTAATTGATGATTTTGTAACATCAGATATAGCAAAGCAACTATCTGATGATTTCATGGATTATAATTATCCAAAGTGGTATTTCTATAACAACCCATTAGAAAATAAAAAAACTTGTAATGATTGGTGGGAGTTCCCTCCAAAAACCTATGAGTTTTTCATGTATCTTTCTTCTTCTAATTTTGTTTCTAAGATTAAGGAACTGACAGGAATCAAAAGTTTGTATCCTGATGTTGGTCTTCATGGGGCTGGGTGGCATATTCATGGAACAGGTGGTAAACTAAATGTGCATTTAGATTATTCCATTCACCCTAAATTAAAACTTCAAAGAAAATTAAATCTAATCTTTTATTTGACTGAGGATTGGGACCTTGATTGGGGAGGTTCTCTACAATTCTGGTCACATGATGAAGAAAGAAATAGACCAAAAGAAAAGAAGGTAGTTGTTGATAATATTTTTAACAGAGCAGTTTTATTTGATACAACACAAAACTCTTGGCATGGATTTCCAGAACCATTAACTTGTCCAGAAGGAGTCTATAGAAAAAGCATTGCTTTCTATTACCTTACTGATCCTCCAGAAAATGTAGATCAAAGGAAGAGAGCATTATATGCACCAACACAAGAACAAGAAAACAATTTAGAAATTTTAGATTTGATTGCAAAGAGATCATCATGAAGAATAAGAACACAAAATTTGTTATGATCACAATGTTCAAGAATGAGGCAAAGACCATTCTTAGAATGTTGGAATCTTGCTACAAGTATTTTGATTACTTTATTTTTCAGGACAATGGATCAACTGATGGAACTCCTCAGTTGGTCACAGAATTCTGTAATGAGAGACAACTTAATGGTTTCATCTATCAAGTAGAAGAAGGTTGGGTTGGTTTTGGTTGGAACAGAGATCATCTATTACAAACTTGTCTTAAGGCTGATCATGGATGTGATTGGATTATTAAGATGGATTGTGATGAATATCTTGAAGTTGATGAAGACTTTGATTGGTCTGTGTTTGATGATACTAGCATTCAAAGTTTCCATGTTCCTGCCATTGCTCCAGGATTGACTTACTATCGTGCTTGGATTTGGAATTCTAAACTCCCATGGAAATTCAATCACAGCCTGATTCATGAAACTATTAGTTTGGAGATGGATGGTATTGGTGAGAATTTCCAAAGAGTAAATCTTCCATTGTCCTTTAGGCAAATTGGAACTAATGATGGTGAGAGTTACTTGGCACCTACAAAGTATGTCAGTGATGCTTTGAAGTTGGAAGAGGAAATGATCAGAGAGAATACACTTCTCAATGATGATTATCACTTCTGGTATATTGGTAAGAGTTATTATGACTCATTTAAGTGTGAGGCTTTCCCTCTTGGACACTCTCAACAAATGGAGTTTGCTAGGAGATCAATCTATTATTTTTGGGAGTATGTCAAGCATACTCATAATTATGCAGAGACTGGTGTACCTCAAAGAATTGATGAGTTTGCATACTATGCAATGTATTGTATAGGAAATACTTACAGGTATCTTGGGGATATTGAACAAGCAATAGAGTTCTTCAATAAGGCTGGTAAGTTCTGCCCAAGAAGAAATGAACACTTGGTTAGACTTTGTGAAATTTGTGGGGAGCAAAATGATTATCTAACTATGCTTGGTATGGTGAATTATCTTTTCACAGAAGAGAGAAAGAATCCATTCCCAGAACTTATGTTCTTGATTGATAATTCTTGCTACTATGATACTGGAACATATCTTGAAGAACTTAGAAATTTGGCAACAGCAAACATTCATCAAGGACAATGAAATTTGTAACTACTAGTACTGTAAACCCAGAGTACAAAAAAAGAATATGGGTTGTGGATGAATTTTATTCTGATCCATATGCAGTTAGAGAGTATGCATTAAACCAAGAATATAATATTGAATCTGAATGGTATAAAGGAAGTAGATCTGTAGATCAACATTTTGTTCCTGGTACAAAAAGAAACATTGAAAACATTATAGGTAAAAAAATAGTTGCTTGGGAATCCCATGCAATGTGTGGGAGATTCCAGTTCTGTACTCCTCAAGATGCTTTGGTTTATCATTGGGATGGACAAACTCTTGCTGGCATGGTATACTTAACACCTAATGCTCCATATCAATGTGGAACATCTTTTTATGCGCATAGAGAAACTAGAATTAGACATGAATCAGATCCAGATTCAGATAGAGCTTTTACTGGTGGATATTATGACAAGACAAAGTTTGAGTTAGTAGATACTGTTGGAAATGTTTTCAATAGATTAGTGCTCTTTGATGCAAAATGTATTCATGCTGCATCAGAATATTTTGGCACAGGAAAGGAAGACTCTAGATTATTCCACATTTTCTTTTTTGATTGATATGATTAATTACAAGTATAGTATTATTACTCCAGAGCATAGCAAAAACAATATTCCATTTCTTTTAGAATTGTTTGAGACCATTAGGGATCAAACTTATACTAATTGGGAATGGATTATCTATTTGAATGGAGATTGTAAAATCTCAGATGTTCCTCAAGTAATTAAAGATCACCCACAGGTTAAACTCCATACTGGAATTACTAATCCAAATGTAGGTTTTATTAAAAACAAAGCATTCTTTTTGGGAACAGGAGATATTCTTGTAGAAGTAGATCATGATGATTTACTTACTTTGGATTGTCTAGAGGAATTGAACTCTGCTTTCCAGGATCCTGAGGTTGGATTTGCCTTTAGTGAGGATCTTCACTATGACATGAGAGGTCCTGAGTATAAGGTTCCTTGGAATCCTGCTAATGGATGGACTCATGAGTGGGTTGAATTTAGAGGTGAGCAATTCATGAAGATGAATAGTTTTCCTCCAACTAGTCACAGTATTGGTATTATTTGGTATGCACCAGATCATGTAAGAGCATGGAGAAAAAATGTTTACCATGAACTTGGTGGACACAATCCAGATCTAAACATCTGTGATGATCATGAACTAGTCATCAGAACTTATCTTCATACAAAGTTTAAGTTCATTGAGAAGATTCTCTATTATTACAGGTGGCTTCCTGAGAATAATAATACTCAGACTCAGAGAATTGATGATATTCAGGTAAAGACATTTGAACTTTTCCATCAGTATGGACAGGCACTTGCTGAAAGAGATGCAGATCTGAAAGGATTGATGAAGGTTGATTTGGGAGGTGGGTTATTCCCTAGAGATGGATATATTACCATTGATCAAGAAGGTGGAAATATAACTTGCGATCTAAATGATGGTATTCCACTTCCAGATAATAGTGTTGGTGTTATTAATGCCAGTCATGTTCTTGAACATCTGAAGGATCCAGTCAAATCAATGAGTGAGATCTATAGAGTTCTTTGTGATGGGGGTTGGGCATTCATTGAAGTTCCTTCTACTGATGGTAGAGGAGCATTTCAAGATCCAACTCATGTGAGTTATTGGAATCAAAATAGTTTCTGGTATTATACCAGAGCAGATAAAGCACAATTTATTAGAAATACTTCAATTAGATTTCAAGAATTTAGACTTGAAACTAATTGGTGGGATGATATGATTGCAGTGACAACTGCTTGGTTATGTGCTATAAAATCAAATGAACGTAGACCACACCCAGTTAGAATTTAAAGTTATGACATTTACAGTTTATAGTAAAAAAGGTTGTCCATATTGCGACAAAATTAAAACAGTCCTTTCTGACCTTAGTGTTAAAAAAGGATGCCCAGTTACTTGTTATGAACTAGGAACTGATTTTAGTAGGGAAGAATTTTATGCTGAGTTTGGGGATGGATCCACTTTCCCACAGGTAATTATGAATGATAAACATCTTGGTGGATGCTCAGATACAGTTAAATATCTTTCTGAAAATTCTCTCCTTTGATGACCTCTATAAATAATCAAAATACCCCTGATATTAACAGGGGGATTGAACTTTTATTAAGAAGGAGGAAACCAGAAAAGAAAACATTTTCATTTCATTTTGAAAAGATGGTTTCCTTCTTTAAAAGGGAAGTAACCATCTCCTTAAATTTTTCCTTAAACATAAGGAAACCACAATAAAAAAGGAGTAGGACAATGATAGCAATTACCCTGGTTTTTTCTGTAATGTTTTTTCTAATGTCTCTAGTGGTTGGGGGATTAGTTGGTTGGGTTTATAGAGAGCACACTTGGTCTCAGCAAATTGCTAGGTTACATCCTGAGATGTACGATGAAGATGGAAATGTGATCCCTGATGAAATTATTGCCTTTAGATTTGAAGGTGATATGGAGGAAGAAGACCTTGAAGATTAATTAAATGGAGTTTGACTTATGAAATTGCCACCAAATCAATTGGTGTCTGAAGTTATTCAAAGAGTTTCTAATGCTAAAACAAGAGACGAAAAGATAGAAATACTGAGACACTATGATTCCCCTGCTCTAAGAGCAGTTTTAATTTGGAACTTTGAAGATAAAGTACAATCAGATCTACCTGATGGAGAAGTTCCATACACGCCTAATGATGCTCCTGCAGATACAGAGCATACAAAACTCATTCATGAATGGCAGAAGTTTAATCATTTTGTGAGGGGTGTTACTAACACCACTAAAATGA